TTCTCGTCTGATGATTTAACTGAAAGTACTTCTCCCATATCGTTCTTAAGAGTCGCTTCGTCTGCTAGTATATCTAAAGCTGATGCTATGATTGGATCAGTATCCATTGCTTCGTAGTCAGAGTATAGTTGAATACGTAGTGATTGGTAGTTAAGGTTGGGGTTAAATAGATTTTTATTATTATATATGTGTAATCTAGAGAACCTATCAACTAAAGAGTTAGTTTCAAAGTTTCCTGTAGTTTGTATTTTATTAATATCAGCTACCTTTAAATTGGTACCGCCAACATTTCTAATTATGACATCTGAAGAGAAGAGTCTCTGTAGTCTTGGAAATAGTGATTTATCTGCCATTCAATGAATATTTTAATTCAGTATATATTATAAATAGCTCCTTTATAATAACCAAGATATATCTTCTGGTTCACCGGTGCCATAATCTATAAGATAAGGATTATTTTGTTGGGAACCAACTGATCTCATGATTCCTTTGTTTTGAGCGTTTAAATTCTGAAATGAGGATAGTTGAGCTCTAGCTAAGTCCATTCCTTGTTGTCTAAGTCTCAATGCTGTATCTCTTACATATAGTGCTGTAGCGCAGGATATTAGTAAATCATCATTGTAGTTAATCTGTGCTTGAGGTTTACCATTTTTCCAAACAAATACTCTCATTTCACCGATGAGTCTTTTGGATTGTATAGTTACTCCTCTTTCCCTTATGTACTCTATCATTTTAGCAATTACTAAAGGTCTTGTTCTAACAGACATAGTAAAGCCAGGTACTAATTTATCTCTTTCGTACTTAGTCATATAAGACTCTACTGTTTCCATTTGAGAAGTTGAACTATAATACAGGTTGCTATACTGTCTTTCCATTATCTGTTCGATAGTAGCCCATCCAATATTAGCATTTTCAACTACTAATAGTGCTTGATTGTATTCTGTTGCTATACCTACTAATACATTACCGTAGTCTTTAGGAGATAACTTACCTTTATATTCTCCTACTTGAGTACAAGTTTCAATATCAAATATATGAAATGCAGAATAATCTGCTGAGTCTCCTCTAGCTACATCTGCTACTACCATATATGATTTAGTATAATCTACACCTTCCCAAATCCATAAATTAGTATCTACTCCTCTTTTTTCTAGAGGCTCTTTTAGATATGTCTGTTCGTAAAACATCATATCATCTGGTTCGAATACTGTATCTCCGGAAGCTAAGAAGTCACAATCACATTCCTGTCCTGCCATACGAGGTCCTAAGTCTTGATCTTGTTGTTCTCTCCATTGTTGATTTCTTTCAGGATGTACCGTCCAAGGTAACTTAATAGGTAAGAAACTATTTTCACCTGATTCTGCTTTATCCCATGTTTGGTGAAACCAGTTACCTATACCGTTAGGAGTTGATAAGGCCATACATTGACCACCTGTAGCTAAGGTTTGTTGTGCAGCAGTAAACGTCTCTTGAATGTTATCAATAAAGGCTGCCTCATCGATAAGCAATAGTGATACTGCCTCTGACCTTGCAGCGTCGGCGTTAGAAGATTTAGCTGTGATTTTAGATCCATTTTTTAATCTTAAAGATAGTTTATTTTTTTCTACTGCAGGCAGCTTTAACCATTTAGGTAGTTGGTCATACATAAACATAGTTTTAGAAACTAAGTTACGTGCAGTTGCTTGAGTAGTTGCTAGAGCAAGTACGTTTTTATCTTTATGAAATAACATTAACCATAAACTGTATGCTGCTGCTAATGTAGATATACCTAACTGTCTAGATTTTAAAGTAATTAAATATTGATTATCTCTAAATAGGTGTAGTACTTTTTCCTGGAATGGATATAAATTAAATAGTATACGTCCTCTGGTAGGGTGTTGTATATAACAGTATTTCCGCATAAAGTATGCTGGATCTTTAGCACACTTGATATATTCTTGTGCTATTATCTTTTTTATGTCTTTTGCCATAACTTATTTATATTTTCTTACACCATCTACTTCTTCTTCTTTAATACCTAAAGCATCTGCCCAATCGGGGTTAATGTACCACGGTGAGTCAGTAGATTCTCTTTTTATGAATAAAGAACCACCTCTAGATTCGTTAGAACCTCTAATATGAATATATAGGTCCTCTAAATATTTGAGTGCTCCTGAATCAAAAGGAACAAGATTGTCAATAAACTCTGATATGTTCCCAGGAACGTTTCCTTTAAAGAAACAGTTAGGGGTTAATTCACTATCTGCTCCAAATTTATTTGTTGCAGTATAAGCTTCTAATGCTTCTATATCATTTAGTTTCAGTGGGCCTCTTCCTTCTACAGAGTATGTTTTAGACGATGTACTAATAAAAAATGCTAAATTTAAAGTTTGAGTTCCTTTCTTTAATAAGGTATTCCCAACTATACCGTTATAAATGTTTATTACTTCTCCTTTTAATTTATCTTTATCAAATATCTGAAGAGCTCTTGAAGGTCTTGTCCAGTTTTCTACAAAAGTAGCATTTCCTGCTTTTAAGCTAATTTTTAACTTATTAGAATTGATTTCTGAGATAGGTTGTTTTAATTCTACAAATAAGTCTGTTTTAGGCTTACCGGGCGTCTTTCCTCTTGGTTCTCCTATATAGGTAACTTCAAGTTTTTTTCCTTTATGTTCAAACTCGTAATTTTCATCAGAAGCATTTTGGAAAAGTAAAGCTACATCTTTTTCTTGAGGATGTCCAGGTATAAATGGATGTAATACACCTGTCTTATTTTTCTTACTATCACCTGGTTCAAACTTTTCTACTCCTTTTCCAGTAGGTTTATTTATATCGGAAAGTCTGATAAGATATTCTTTATCGTTGTATTTAATAGTAGCATAAGTGCTAGACCCTCTTTTAGTCAAATCTTTTACTAATTTAGTGATAATATTGAATTCTTCTCCTTTTTTTATCTCTACTTGTTGGTCTTCAGGAGATAGAGGTAAGAGTTTAGAATCTCTATCAGCTGTATACATAAAAGTGGTTGAGTCTTTCTTATCTGTTACATACTTTTCAAACGTGCCTGTAGTTGAAGGGTATCCGGTAGCTTTACCGGACATATTAGATTCACCTAATTTAAAACCAAACATAGATTCAAACAGATCCATATCCTCTTGACTGTTAATGTCAGGATATCCTTTTCTAGTCCTGTATGACCATTCTAATAGTACTCTATCTATTATATCCAATTTAGTTCTATTTAAAAGTTCTCCCTTCAGGTGTATCTCCTACATCTTCTTTCCAGGCCGCCATGTAATCAGAAATGAATTTTTTTAGTTCTTCACCTTCTAATCCTACAATATATTTACCTTGTTTAACTGCCTGGTCTTGAGTATATTCAATATCGTTTACTTTAAAAGGCTGTATTCTAAAAGCTTCAGCACCTTCTTCACTATAGTATTTACCACCTATATCATAGTCAGGATCTAATCCTGATCCTCTTCCTTTACTGGTATCATCTTTAATTATATCAACCCATTGGTCTGAGTTAAATTCCATACTTCCTCTACCTGCTTCATCAGCAAATGAATTTTTAACAGCATCGAAGGCTGCTTCAAATTTTTCATCACTTAAATTAGATAATTCTGATTTTATAGCGGCCTTAAATTTAGGAGGGACTTCTTCTAATTCATTTCTGTCTCCAGACCAGTTCCACATTACGGCTTCATTAACTAACTTACTATTATGAGTAAGTTTATTTTCTGTTAAGAATTTTTTTAAGTCAAAATTATTCATTTATTTTTATTTTTATTTTTCTATTACTTTAAATAAACCTGGGTATTCTTTTTCGAAATGTTTAGCCTGCTTATAGCTACGGCCGAAAACAAATTCGTCTAATTCATCTCCATCGGTATAGGTTGTAACATCTACTTCTTCGTTTTCTATTTCGTCTTCAGTGCCAAATTCATATGGAGAATCTGCTAGATCTCCTGATTCTACATTAAATGCTACTTCAGGAACTAAAAGTTCTACTGAGTAATTTATTTCTTCTTTTAATAACTTACTATTAGTAGTTAGTTTATTTTCTGTTAAAAATTTTCTTAGGTTAAAATTATTCATTGTATTTGTTTTAGTTTTTTATTATACTTCTGGTTCTTCTGCTGGTTCTTCAAAATCAACTGGTTCATCTGTTAAATCAGCTCCACCTTCGTCTCCTCCTGTATCTGCTGTATCATCTCCTCCTAGAGCATCAACTCCGGAATCTCCTCCGCCTTCTACACCGGGGA